ACCATTTGGGAAATTCTCCAACAATTCTGCTCTTACATGGTCTTCAATGCTGTCATCATTAAACATAGAAGGTCTGAACCAAGTATGAGTAACAGTGACATGTCTCGCAAATGAATCACCAGTAACATAGGCTCCTAAAACAGCCTGTCTAGTGTTTTCACGCGCAATTCTATCTAATTCAGATTCAGATTGATTTTTACCTGATGGCTTAATCTTATCTGCAATCCAAGGGTATCTTGCTCTTGCAATTACAAAGTCAATATCTTCAAAAATCTGAACAAACTGCATATCACATAGATTATCTACAGCAATAGGGACTTTATGATCCAACTTGCCGTATGCAGTCGTTACTTCTCGTCCTAGCGGTTTTTTGTTAATTACCGGAGTAGGCTTTAATGCTTGATCTGCATCTTGCCCTAACTTCTCTTCTACACTGATATCTGGTTGTACTAATGATTCAGTTTGATTTAAAATCTCGTCAAGTTCTTCTTGTCCAGTAGGTGTAGCAGACGGAGGAGTGAGATGATCCTGAGGCACTGTAGGTGCGTTTGCATCATCATCTTCAAACCCGTACTTTTGACCGTTCAACTCATATCGAGTCCACAGCAATACACGGTCTTCATTCCAAAAAATTCTAGAAACATCTACCAATAACTGATGTAGATTATTGTTTCTTGCCCATATCATTTTAAAATTGTCTGCTTCTTCAGCAGCAATGATATCTGGGCCATAATTAGGGTTATCAGGGAAAAATTCTATCTTAGGTACTTCACGCGACAAAGCTGCAACAATAATGTCACCCTTTGGTCCGTAAACGTTAGTTTCATAAATACCATTATTCGCTAGCTGTTGTTGGGCACCATATCCGGTGTTATTTCCCGGTAATATCCACCCTCCCTGTTTCCCTCGGAACAGGTGTTGGTATCCACGATCAAAATGTATAGCTTCCCATGCCTGTTCTACTTCAAGTCTGCGTGCAGCCACGTCTGTCTTTGTAGCGACGTTATCTAGCTGCACCAACGCATTCTTAGCTTCTTCTGACAACTCTGCGAAAGGTTCAGGGCTATAGTCAAATGAAGCATAAACTCCAATAGGACTGTCTTCTGGTTTTTCTGGTTGTATAGGAGAAGCAACATCTGTGGCATTGGAAGGCACATCTGTGTTAAATTCTTCGGGCATGTACCTTCCTTAAATTATTTATTAAAATTTTCCAAGTATCTTGCGGCGTTTCTACATATAGTAGCATTGTCTTTAAAAGCTCCTAAACCTATATTGCATCCTATGTGTATTATGCCTCTAACACATTTTCCACAAGTTTTACTTTTAGGGCAACAAGAATGATCATGGTCTATATAAATCTGTACTTTGCCATCCAAAAATAAAACCAATGGAAGTTTACATATAGGACACACGCCGTTTTGTTCTTGGATTTTTCTAAGAATATCTTCCTCAGATAATTTATAAGATAATTTCCAATGCCTAAAAGTATGATAGTTAGGATCGTGAATTTTGGCCGTTGGGTCAATGGGTCTACCACCTCCCCAATTAATATTTAGGGATTTACATTCACGACTACAATAAACTCTGTTTACACTGGGATATGTGTATATGTTTACACCACATCCCTTACATTTTACTACAACCATTACAACTCTCCTTACATAGAGTTTGGGGAGTGTGTAAGCACTCCCCGCCATCAGTTAATTAGGCTGACAGCAAACTTTAAGCGTTAATGTTCGCGGCGAAATTCGCCTTTTTACGCATCTTACCGGAATATTCGTCTTTATGAGACTTAATATGGTGAGCATACTCTAAAGGAGAATCGTACCCTGCTGAATGTGCAGCACGAGTAAGAGAACCTTCCGTTCCCTTTTCTTTCATCTTCTTTGTTGCTTTTTGTGCCCACTTATGTCCAAGTCCAGTAGCCATCTATTCTTCCTTTTTCTTTTTCTTGGCGTAGCTAAACTTTTTATCTTTTCTCTCTGGAAGATGGGAAAAATCGGTGGCACTATCCCATTCTTTAAGAGCAGACTCTCCACCTACCTTTTCAGGATGAGCGTGGAGATATCTTTGCTGCGCCTTCGATGCAAATGGCATTAAGCCAATCTAGGCATTCTAAAACCATCAGACTCTGGGCCTTCTGGTTCGCCGCCTAGCATAGCGTCTTCTGGATTTTGCTCAGCAGGGTTTTCTTCTGCTCCACCTAGCATACCTGCGGCTTGATGAGCATCCTTAGATGATGCATGTGAACTCTTATGTACGTGACCATCGGCATGAGTTGAGGTTACGTGATGTTGGTTTGCACCGTGATCATGGGCTACATGAACGCTGGTTGCTTTACCATGGGCTCCTACTACTGACTGAGGTGCCTCATTTTGATTCATCTCATCGGAACCTTCAACTTGACCTTCTTGTTCACCCGCTTCAAATTCTGGAGACTCCTGCTTTTCATGGTCAGGAGCCATTTTCTTCATTGAACCTTCTTCTTCGGCTGGGTGGTGCTGATCATACTTTTTCTGACGAAAACGTGAACCAAATGTTTTCTGCTTGTCTGCTGTTTGAAATGCCATAATTTATCCTTGAGAATCTTGTTTAGCAGCCTTTTCCGCTTCATCTTCTGCTTTCATCTGCTCTTCATGCTGTTGATTCAATTGCTGCCATCTAGTCATGATAGGAGGATTGGATAGAAAATCTTTAGCTGAAAAGGTAGGCTTTGTAGGCTTCTGATACGCTACCACCTCGGCACCCTGTACGGATGCGCGGGGTAAAATGGTTAATTCATAGAGAGCAACTTTAGATATTAGCTGTTGCTTTTCTTCTCTTAGATTGGCTATAACTACGTCCTTATCTTGCAAGCGTCTTTCATAATCTTGGCGCAGCATTACGAGGTCTGTTTCTAGTCTATCTATAAGCTTTTCTGAAAATGAGTCCAAAAGGTTTGATTTTTCAACCTTTTTATTTTTGGCTTTCTTCTTAGTGGTATTTTTCATATACCATTCGCCTGTTTCTTTGTTTTTTCTCAAACCTTTTGGTCTACCCATCTTTTTCTGAGTCCTATTGCTCACGCATCTTACGGTTGATATAGTATCTATGCATACATCTTTTACAACGTCTTACGCCATTTAATATGTATGTATTTTGATCATCTAAAGGATGACCATGAATGCAGTGTGTTTTTAATTCTCTCTTAGGTATTCCTGCTGTTCTTCTCCACTTGTCTTTATAGCAGAGTTGGCATAATCCTAAGGCTTTATGTTTTCTATCGGGATGACATTGCGCTTTTTTATTCTTGCCTTTATAGCGTGGAGGGTTATCACCTCCATTGGTCAAATTTCGTAATATACCCGTATTTAAATCTAATCTTCCAAAGTATTCTATAAAGAATACCTCTGCTTCTAAAGCCTCTTCTTCCGAATTATAATATTGTATTATAATTCTAGATTTGTCTTTAGGTACATCAGAGCAATGAAAATACTTTGTGTATGCTCGATGTCTTGTGCCCTTTCCCACATAATAAGGGGTACCATCTTCACGTAGCCAAAAATAACAATAAAATTTATTCATTTTTCTTTCCGACAAAAGTTAGTGAGGAGTGTGTCGGCACTCCCCACCGTGTAACAATCAAAAGTTAATTAGGCTTTTGATAAAATCATACTACTAACTATTATTTAACTTGCTTACCCACACTGGCTCTTTTGTCTGAGTGAACACTGTACTTCTGTTTGCTTGTTCCGCTGCTAATTTCATTAAATAAAAATGTTTAGCCAGAGGATCAAGAGTTTCAGCGTGTGCCATCAATAATTCTTCTCTTGGTTGTCGTTTAGACGCTAGCATTCCATAAAGACCTAGCCTAAAACCGTCATAACAGTCGTCGCCTTTAGCACTGGTCTTCAAAACGTCATCCATCAAATCAGGATCACGCATTAATGTAGGAATTGCAGTTATAATATCTTTGCAAGTATCAAGGATTACTAACTCACCGTTCTTTAGTAAGTTATACATCAATGAGGCTGATCCGATACGATCTTGCGTGCCTCTAGTAACTGGAGGTAATCCAACTTCTCTAAGTGAACGAGAATACTCATCGGCTGGAGTATGTCCAAAACCATCCATCTGTCTATTAAACTTTTCGTGAGAGAAGTAAATAGCTTTTAATTTTACTGGATAGCCTGTAGGATACTCAGGAGTAGAAAATGGCAACTTACAACTTTTAGCTAGCAAGTTAGCCCACTCTCTATGAGCTTTTCCGCCTGTAGTAACTATTTCTTTAAAGCATACTACTTTAGTTCTATACTCACCATTCAGAGTCTTAACATCTGCTCTTGTAAATAAATAAGCAGCGTTAGCGTGTCCCATACCCCAGTCTTGGCTGGCCCATACGGGTTGCCATGGTTGCCATATAATAGCTTCGGGGTCTTCTCTCAGATTGATTACGTGGTAATCTTCTGACCACACATCAAAATACTGTCCCTCTACTGGCCCATCAAGACCAAGTAGCATTTTATCTCTCTTGGCTTTAGGGAAAGTATTAAGACGAGCAATGATGCCGGGATCACGCTCTAATAACTTAGGATTATCTAATACGGTAGTTCTATTATAAGCCCATTCATTAGGATCATATATTAAGCGCCAATCTCCTGTTTCAAATGTCCACCAGTAGCCGTTATCATCCTTCTTGGCATCTTCTGGCTTTTGCCATGGTTCTTTTTGCACGAATACCGTGTTGTAGTATTCGTAAAAAGGACCAAGAGGGTTGGTACAACCAACCATACAGGGTAATGGCATGTGCCCATGTTTATTAGGAACACAGGATGCATTAACGGTGTTACGAGAACGTAACATCATCCACGCATCGGGAGAAAACTGACCACATTCGTCTACTAATATGCCGGGGTAAGCTTGTCCAAGATACTGTTCAATATCTCTTTCTTTGTTGTTCTGGCAATGACCAAAAACAACACGCGAACCATTAACTAATGTAGCAACGTGTTTAGTAGAATCATAACTATAAAGTTCTTCTGGTACAAAAGCTTTAAAATCGGCAATTGCGCCTGATTCCAATTCTTTAAATGTACGTCGAAGAATTAAAATATCACATTTTTCCCAAGCCATGCAGTAATTCATGACAAGAAACATCATCCAGCCGCTTGTCTTACCAGAACGGATACCGCCCACGGCAAGGCACTGAGGAGCAGCCGGAACTATGTATTGAATTCCATCTCGGACCTTCAATCTCCATAGTTCCATCTGTTTAGCTTGGTGTTTAAACTTTTTACTAATATCCAGCGTGCCATCAGCAGAAATATAAGGAGATATGTCCTTTTTAGGTTCTTTAGTTGCTGTTTTTCTAGGCATTTCATTCCTTATTTACTGGATTAGTCTCCACTGAAACTACTTTAGCAAAAGTAGGTTTTGAAGGTGGAACATGCTCGTCAATAACTTCTTTGTTAGGTAATTCTGGCATCATACCAATAAC